ATTCGCCGCCGGTCGCCAGTGTGCGGGAATAACCGCCCACCGTTTCGCTTTTGACCTCTGCGTCATTAGCGGAAGCAGTCGTCAGGTTCTTCATCGCAAGCGCCTGCGCGGCTTCGATAACCGCGTACTTGTCAACCAGCGCACAGCAGCACATCTTCACCGCGTCCAAATCAGCGTGGCTTTCAGCTTTCCCCATTGTGTAGTAGTCGAGGAAGGAGCCGGCCCGAACAGCCAGACGCGGAAAATCTTCCTCGCTCACAGAACCCATATAGATTCCGGCGTAGTATGTATAATCAGCGTATGTCATACGGGTCAGCTCCTTTCAGATTAAGAAACGGTAACGGTAGCAGTTCCGGTCTTGGTGCCGTCCTGCTTGGACTTGGCCGTGACGGTAATACTGGTCTTAGTCTCAGCGGAGTCAATAGTCAGCAAGCCATCTTCGCTGATCTTGGACTTTGTGCCATTCTGGCTCCACTCGACCTCGCCGTTGATGATGCCCTCGCCGGTAACGGCAGCAGTAAACGCCTTGCTGTCGCCCTTTGCCATCGTCGCGGTAGCGGGCGAGACGGTAACAGCGGAGATGTCGCCGCCCTTTCCGTACACGGAGAACGGGAACGGGTCAGCCTTGTCCACGTTGTAAGCGTTAACGGGATTCGCGATCTCCCAGCCGAGACGCATGACCGCGCGCAGCGCAACCATGTCGTTCTGCATCAGGTTGTAGGTAATGGCCTTGGTAGCGGGATCCTGAATCACGCCCTCGGTGAAGATCTTGAAAGTCATGTCCTGACGGATGGCGTACACCAGCTGGCTCCAGTCGCCGACGATCATCTGCGCCTGCGCGGGATCGAACGCGCCGTTCATGGGGAAATACATATCCATGCCGTCAAGGCCGTAGCGGGTAGATCCCTGCATATCGGACTTAAAGATAGGCTGGCCGGTGGTGTCCTTCAGACCACGGAGCTTTCCGCGCATCTGGATGGCAGACATCACGCCGTTGGGGTTGAAACCGTCCAGCTCGACCTTGGAGATCAGGCCGTTCTCGCCCATGATGTCACTAAAAATGTCGGAGCTGATGGGCACGCCGTTGCCAGCAGCGACAGCAGCAGGAACAACTCCAGTGCGCCAAGTGCTCGGCTTGTTCGTGCCAAACAGGATAGCCGCGTCAATGACCTTGCCGAAAGCCTCGGTCAGACGGGGCTTGACCTCGCCCCAAATGTCATAGTCCGCATCATCCAAAGCGGCTTCAGGGATGGGGACGATAACAGCGATCTCCTCAGCGTACAGCTTCTTCTTGTCCCACGCCATCTTGGTGGTCTGCTTGAAGGCGTCGCCAGCGCCGTCGCCGGTCGCTTCGCCGTTGACGAAATACGCGGAGGGAAGCGCGTCGAGCACGTTGATGGTCTGCGTCTTGCTGGACATATTCGCCAGTCTACGGCCCATACGAAGAACAGCAGACTCGGCGATAGCGCCCTGCATGATTTCGCGGGTTACGGGTTCCGGGATAAGGCCGGAAAGTGCGGAACGATCAATACTTGCCATGTTGTAATCTCCTTTTCGTTACTTGAGTGCGCCGCGGATCAGATTGTTCATCGCGGCATTGGTATCTGTTTTCTTTTCGCTGCCGCCAACAGCGGCGGACCAGTCGATTTTTACGCCGTCTTGGAACGCGGACGGATCGGCGCTGACTTGCGCCTTGTGCCATTCGTCAAACCCATCAAGCGCACCGTCCTTGATTTCAAGGTGCTTTGCTTTCAGGTCTGCCAAATACGCCTTTTCCGCAGCTTTAGAGCTGAACTTCACGCCCTTTTCAGCAAGCGTCTTGCGGATCACATCTGCGTAGTCATAATCGGCGATCTTGGACTTGTATCCCTCGATCTCCTTTTTGAGCGCTTCCGTTTCCGCGTTTCCACTTGCCGCAAACTGCTTGTTCTTCTCCACTTCCGCGTCCAGCTTGCTCTGGACAGTCGAAAGTGCCTTTGTGATTCGCCTGTCAAACTCCGCCTTATAGGTAGGGTCAGCCAGTATTTCATCAAAAGTCATAGTTTCGTCTGCCATTTTTACTCTCCTTTTATTTCCACAGCGTCATTCCCCGCTGCGTATTACAAAATTCGGTTGCCTTTCTGGCTTCTTCCCAATTCAATACAGCACCTTCATTCTCTCCCGCTGCTCCGGCAGCCCTGCCGCCGCGCTGAATGCCTTGTATTTGGCGTTTAACCGCCGTAGCCGTATGTTTACCGCCTGTTCTTCTTCGCGCAGCCCTGCGGCCTTGTAGGCGGCTTTTTCGCGCTTTATCTTGCGCACCTCGCGTTCAACGCGCCGTTGCTCCTGCGTGGCTTCGTATGCCGTATAGGTCTTGCCCTCAAACGTACAGCCCAAATCATCGTCGATATGCTCAAGCTGTTCGTCATTGTATGTGCGCTCACTTACGCCCTCCACCCAGGGGAAACGGCGGTGGCGGCAGTTAGCTCCTTCCAGGCCATCCACAGCACCCAGACCGCAGACCTCGTAAATGTTTGGATAGATGTCGCCGCTGCGTGTGGAATACACTTTGCCTTGCCAGTCCTTGTGCGATGACCAGGGCGACCGCCCCGGCACATCACGCGCCCCGGCGTGGGCAGACACTTCATAATACGGCGTTTCTAAGTATTCCGCCGCTTGCTCCGTGTACTTACTGCACAGCTGCGATACGCCTGTCATTACGGCACGCCGGACAGCTACGTCTACATGGTCACGGTGTCCGCTCTCATAGTCCACCACGAGCAGGCCGCCACTTGCAAGCTCCCTAACGGCGTCTTTGATGGCTTGCCCATAAGAAATAGCCCCGCTTTCTACTTTCAACGTAGCAGCATCTAAAGCCCAATGGTACGCCTTGGCGGGGGGTAGCATTGTGCGGCCAGCGTTCACTAAAAAGCCCATTGAGCGCGTTATGTTGCGCAGTGTTTGCTTCGTCTGCTCGTATATCGCCCAAGTATCTTCTATGCTTACCAGCGTTTCCGGCTGTGTGATATGAGCGAGGTCTATGAGGTCGGTGTAATACTTCTGATTCCGCTCTACTACATCGTCAAGAAGCTCTTGCAACTTTTTTTCGCTGATGCCCGTGGTCTTGCGGATCGCCTTTTCGATGTCCTTCAGGTCGATGCCATGTGACCGTATCGCCCGAATATCCTGTACCGTGACTTCGTTGAGCTGGTCTTTCAGCTTTAATCGGCTGCATATCTCGTCCAGCAGCGTATCTTCAAGAGCGCGGTACAGTTCGGCGAGTTCTTCGGGGAGAGCATCAAGTAAGGCTGGGCTAAAAGGGTAAGGACGCATACGCCGTCACCTCATTCGATTTCTTCTTCCGGTTCTTTTGTCATGTCCTGCATCTTGGGCAGCGCCGCCTTTGCGGTTTCCTCGTCCTCGTTCATCCACTTCATACGGAACTCCCAGTCGTTCATAATGCCCGCCTGCAAAAGTTGCATATCACGGGAAAAATCAGTCTGCTTGTCCTCAATGATGGAATCATCAAAATCAATGCTGATTTCCACATCTTCATTCAGCCCCGCACCCATCGCGGTATTGCCAAGCCGTAGAAGAATGCGGCACAGCTTAACCAACGCATCTTCAAGGATAATTTCATGCTTTTTGATGGTGCGGAACATGGTGCTGTTCTCGCTGATGACCTGCGTAGCCGTGGCAATGCTATCGCCACTAAAACGATAATAGGTCTCGCCAAACCCGCACTTGCTGGAAAGAATATTGAGCTGGTCTTGCAACCCGATATTTAACTGCTGCGTTCTTAACTGTGGGGAAATTGGTTCAACAACGTTCCCTTGCTGTGTGTCCTCTGGGAGAAGGTAAAACCTGCCATCGTTATCGTTCAGCGTCGGTTTCCCGTCCTCATACCTTGTTGCTGGCATTTTTACCATCAGCAGCAACGCGCCATTGTCAAACTCGTTGCCATAGCAGTTAAACGCCTTGTCTACGCTTTCCAGCACATCAAGAGCATTTGCATAAACAGGGACGCCGACAGGCAAGAGATAATCGAAATTGTTGGCGATGTTCGGGCGATCTATCACAAACTGTTTTTCTGCGCTCCCTGTATGGACGACACGCGGGATGTGCTCAAAGCCATCAACGGATGCAAGGCTAACTTCCGACAGCGTTTCATTCTCGTACAAATAAATGCTGTTTTCGATCGTGTATTTGCCGGTTCGCTCTTTTTTAAAGATTTGCAGGAACAAATACTGATGTCCGAACCGTGTTACAACACTATCAAATGCGCACTCTGTAATCACGCCATTTCGCCATGAAAGCGGGTAAATGTGCTCCATCGTCACATAGTCGATTGCAATGTCTTCCGCACTTCCGGGAATCGGAGCGTCGTAGTCGTTTACTTTCTGGCCAATGACGCGCGGTACATATGCAACCGTTCCGAGCGCGGACTTCATTTCCTGCATTTCGTTTGCTTTTACGGTAAAGTTGTTTTCTTCCAAAATGCGGTTAATAAATTCCTGCTCTTTTTTGCCTTCAAGCGTGATTTTAACCTTTTCGTTCATAAGCAGATTTGCCCAATCTTCGCAAACTTTCTTTCCCATTCCGAGCGAAGACCGCTTCTTTTTCACCCACTCATGACCGTTATATTCTCGGTATCTGTGAAAATTCTTTACTTTCCCAACATACCAGGACTTCCAAAGGTCAACTTGGCTGTAAAATTCTTCCGGGATCGTCGTATAGCCAAGTTCTTTTAACTTTTGGATAACTGCACTACTCATGCAATAACTCCCATTCTGCGGCTGACAGGTTCTAACGCATACCTTGTCGCATCAATCAAGTGGTTGTTCGCGTCGGGGTAGCCGCTGATAATGTCGCCGTCTTTGTTTCGTTCGTATTTGTATCCAACAAATTCATCGTAAGCGTGCGGTGTGCGCCGCCTGTCAATGACGATCGTTCTGCGCTGCAAAAACTTCATGCCGTATTCCACAGAGCCGGGGCCTTTGACCGCTTTATACGCAGGAAGCCCCATCGCACGAAAGTCAGCAACGCTCTTCGGCTCGGCGCTGTCGCAAATCGCCCTAATGTTGTTATATCCGCGCTGCTTAATCATGGTCGCGCTTTGCTCGTTGGATAATTTGTTTTGATAAATCTCGTCTAACAGATATATCGTTTCTCTTGCCCGATCATAATGTAGACGTATAAAAGCAAACGGGTCTGGGAACCAGCCGAAGTCCACCCCTTGATAGATGCGGTCGAAACTTTTTACTTCTTCATCGGTGATCTCCCGCAGTTCCAGCTTGTCAAACACGTTCCCGCCCGTGCCGACCGGAATGCCGAGATACTCGTGCTGGTATGCCCGCTCGTCCGTCTCTTTGAGGTGCTCCGCTTCTGCAATAAACTGCTCTCCCAACCACTCAGGCGGTGCTTGCAGATATGTCGACTTGTGGCACAGCCGGTCGGCACGTTCTTCCAAACTGTCCTTGTTCGCCCAGTTGTCGCGCGAAATTGGCGGGTTATAGCTCTCAAAATTCCAAAACACCGAGCCGCCGCGCATGGTCGACTGCAAAATGTTTCGTATCTCCGCGCGTCCGGCAAACTGGTCTTTCTCTTCAAAGTGCGTCACGGCGATATAGCCAAACGGCACCTTGATAGACTTGATCTTCATGGGGTCGTCAGCGCCCCGGAACATGATCTTCTGTCCTGTCGGCTTGTAGATCAGCTCCATCGGGGAAACCTTGGCTTCCCAATACGCCGCCATGCCCAGCTCACCGATTGCCCAGATATACTGCGCATATACGCTATCGCGGATCGTGTTTGCCACCTTGCGCAACACGAGCGCATGTGTACCCGGGTTGTTTATCAGCAGCAGGGGGACGAGCACGGACACCGTGGACGACTTCAGCGAACCTCTCCCACCGCTGAAATCGTAGTGTGTGTGCCCATGATGGAACACATCGTGAGCCACGTCGTAAAAAGCCGAGCCGATTTTTTCTGACAAGAGAATATCAGACATCAATAACCACCTTGACGGAATCCGTGCTTATTTTTGTCTCATTCACTTCACGCCAACCGAAATTGCAGCCAAGCGAGAACTTCGCGCCGTTCGCACCGTCTTTGTCGTAGAGCCGAGATTCGGCGTATTCTTCACATCTGGACTTTGCGCGCGTAACCGTGTCCGCAAACTCCGGCCTCCCCTGATAATCAATCAGCGCCTGCCGGCCGGTAAACCCCAGCGACAGCGCCAGCCCTGTTACCGTCGGCGGCTTTTCATCTAAAATAATCGGTCTTCCGTATTTATCTGTGGCAACATCGCCGCCAATCATAAGCGGTGTTCCTTTGCAGCTCTCAAAGTAAGCGTCAATGGCCTCCTGCATTGCCTTTACGCTTTTCCATTTTCTTGGCGCTCCGCCAGCCATACGCTCACTCCCTTTCGTTTTGCTACCAGCCCCCGCCCCTTGGCCTTACATAGCAGACTTTGCCCGCCCCGAGGGGCTACAACGTGCCGCACTCTCAGGGCAGCGGCTCTCCTCTTTTGGTACGGCATTGCAGCCCTGCCCTGCTTTAGCGCTTCAGGGAAAGTCCCCGTCACTCGCTGTGGTCTCCCCTTACGGGACACCTATGCCGCAAATTGGCCGTCTTCCCGCTTAGATTGTCACATCACCGATTGCTGCTTTACAAGTGCAGCACCATTACGCTGAGGCGTTTCCCTCCCACGGTGCAGTTTTCAGCGAGCGTTGTCATTTCCATGTGAGCCATGACGACAACGGTCTCACATTGTCCGGGCGCTACCCGGCCACTGGCACAGACGATGGGGCACGGACCCACGACATACCGGCTCTCGAAGTCCGGTGCTCTACCAACTGAGCTACGTCTGCGTATGTCTCCCCTGGGCCACATCGTTGAGAGGTGCGGGGAGTCCTGTCATTTTTGCCCTCAACCGCCCGCCCCTAAGGGCGGGCTATCAAGGGAGGAGGAAACAGATGAAAAAGCAGAGGCGTGAAGAGCCTCGCCCCATCACGCCTCTATTTTTGCATAGGTTTTTCTTATTTTTCCCCTTAAAAGGGGAATTTTCAAAATTTTTTTAGATAATCGTCCACGGTCATCGGATTATCCGTCCGTCCGAGCAGATAATCGACCGATACCCCGAACTTGTCGGCGATGCTTTCCAGCGCGTCCGTTGTGGGCGTAGCCTCCCCCGCCTCGTACCGCCTCACCGCGTCGCGGTGCAGACCGCACAGTTCAGATAAGACATATTGCTTTATTCTCTTTCTCTCCCGTAAGCGCTTCAAACGCTCGGGAAACGCGTTCATGCCAGCACCTCCTCCGGTCGGAAACTCTCTTTGATCTCCTTTCCGTCTACCATGATCGCCACGGTCACGTAGCGTCTCTGCGAATGAACGTACGTCACCACGCCGGTGCGGATCGGGTACAGCTTTTCGCCGCGCGCCTTGCCCGGAAACTCCTCCGGCACCGTCATAAACTGCGCCCGCACCTTGTCGCATGCCTTCATTCCGCACATCCAAACGCTTCCTCGAACGTCAGACCGCTCTCTCTGAGGATTCCTTTGATCACGTCGATGGTATGCTGATTGTTGCCCGACAGCCACCACCAGATGTTGCTTTTGGAAATGCCTACCGCATCAGCAAGCTGGCGGCGCGTGTACTGCCGTTCGCAGAAAACCTTTTTCAGCGCCGGATAGACGCAATAGGGAAATTCAATCATTTTCTCCCCACCCTCCGTTTGTATCGGTCTTTTGACCTCTGAATGTAATTGATCATCGCGCTTTCTTCGGATATACTGGCCGTTTCGTTGCTTTTTGCCTCTTTCTTTTCTCGCAGCCACGCAGCGTATCGCTCACATGTCGAATGACAGCCGACGTGCCGCTCTTGACAGTTAAAGCAGCTCATGTCATCCCACCTCGTACTGCGGACAGGCCGTGACAATGTAGCTTGTTTCGTAATGCCTGCGAGCGCCGCCACAAGAATTCATCAAAACCTTTGTTTTGATCGCGCGCCAACCTTCCACCGGCTGCCACTTCAGCTTCCGCGTTTCCTTGTCGCATTCCGACCAAGGGAATTTTCCGCAGGCGTTCTTACAGGTCCAGCAGAGTGTTTCGCTTTGATTTGCCATTTATACTTCCTCCACCCAAATGCCGAATCGCTCCAGCATCAGCTTTTTCTTGATGATATAGTCCTTTGTCTTAAAGCCCTTTGCGTCCTCTACGATCGTTTTCCCGTCACGGGTATACACGAAGTCGGCTATGTATGTAACTGCCCTCACAGCGGCTCCCGTTGGCGTTCTCTGCGCCCCCACGAGCTTGTATGTCTGTTGTAGTTTCAAATCGTGTATTTCCCCCGCTTTCAGCAACAGCCGCAGCTCATCATAGCGGTCTGCCTCGTGCTTGCTGTCAAACGTGATGCCATGCCGCACGGTTTTGCGGTTGTGGTACTTGCCCGTTTTTTGAGCAAGTACCTTTTCAACCACCTGTTTTTGTGCCGCAGGCCCAAGACGCGCAAGGTCAGATGCCGTCAGGCTCATTCGTCTCCTCCGACCGTAAACAGCCCGATGCAGTAAACGATGATTGTTACGCCAAGGGCGAAGTTCTTCGCCGCATCCGTCTGCAACAGGAATATCGTTGTCACAGCATTGATCCAGAGTAAACCCAATATCGCCGCTTGGTATAATTTTAGTTTCTTCATTTTCCCCTCCCGTCTGTCACCATGACCACGCGCACCTTGCCGAACTGCTCAAGTGCCATTGCGACGGCCTCCTTGGTCGCCAGCTTGTCGCCGTGGTCTTCAATGTCGATGATAATGCGGATCATGTGCCGGACTCCTTTTTAAGCCTTGCCTCCACGAGCGCCTCACGGGGGTCTAAAATTTCAAGCAATCTTATCCACATCAGCTTTCACCATCCTTACGCTCGCCGTAGGAGCAAAAATCGTCCGGCTCAATTTCCACAAGCAGTTTGACAACACGCCCGTCTTTTAACGTCCACTCATAGCCACCAGAGGACTTGTCACCATGCAAACCACCAAGACATTTCTGCACTATATAGTCGCGCACAGCGCCAAGGGCCTCATCAGTACATTCTGTTTTGTTCTGCCAAAGATTCTTATTTTTGCTGTTTAGCGTTCCTGCGTAAATTCCAAACGCTCCACATCCAACATGATATTCAGCCATTATTCTTCACCTGCGTCCATCTTCGCCAGCTCCTCAAACCCAAGAACCGTGTCCACAATCGCCTTATCAATTCGTGCCTGCAAGCTGCATCTATTTTCGCAAACAACAGGCATTTCAGATAGGGACTTGTTATAATAGGCTGTCTTACGGACGACCCACTTACCGTCCCAAAAATCAATAGAATAGCCGCTGGATTTCGCCGCCTCCATCTTTGCTGACTTTGCAGCGCCAGTTTTCACAAAATAGCTTTCTCGCGTCACCCACGGATTTTTGTAGATTTTCATTCCGCACCTCCGTCCATTTTTGCCCCGCAGTTGGGGCAGTAACCAAAATGGTTGATTACCTGTGCGTAGTATTCCTTGCCGCAATTCGAGCATTTCGCAAAGCCCTGCCGCCAATTACCGTTCTCGTCAAAACACGGCTCGAAACACCCATGCACCACCGGCGCAACGTCAGCGGCTGGGAAGCGGGCGATCATCGCTACAAAATGTGCGTGCTCACAGTCATGTGCAATATGAGCCATACCACGTGGATGAGGGTTGTCGTGCTGGCTTTCCAGCACCGCTTGACGCAGCGCATCACGGTCGATGTATTCATTCATCGTTCTTAATCCTTTCCAGCAGCCGCCGGACCTTGTGTGCCCGCTGCTCCGCCACCGCGTCCTCGACCTCAAACTCGATCGCCATCTGGTCGAGCATGATCCCGACGTCGGCGAGCTCCTCGGCGATGTTGGCGAGCGTGTCACCGTCCACACGCCCGCGCAGGAACTTACACAGCACATCCTGCAGCTCGGCCATCTCCTCAAAGGCCATCGTGATCTGCGCCTGCGCGCCGTAGCTGCTGAGCGCCGCGCAGAAGGTCTTGCGTTCCATGTCAGTCATTAGCTGCCTCCTTTGCATCCTCTTCAAGCTGCTTTTGATAAAGCCTTTGCAGCTCGTCGTCTGCAAATCCCATCTTTTTCAGATCCAACGCCGCCTGAAAGTTTTCCACAAGGTGTGGGTCGTCTAATCTGAGCTCAAACATCCTTCGTCGCCTCCTGTTGCTCAAAATAGAACTTGACCGGGTGTGTTTGCTCTGCAATCTCGCCGTACACAATTCCGACCTTGTAGATATAATTCTCGCGCAGCTTTCGCGTAATTTCTGCGATGTAGCGTCTAAAAGTTTCAAGCGAATTTGCCCTCTTGTAGTGGTTGCACATCCGGCAGGCTGGCATGAGGTTGTCAAGGTCATCTGTTCCAGCGTCCTCAATCCCCCACGCCCTCAATGGTTGAAAATGGTCTACCTGCATATCCTTGTAAGCGATTTCACGCCCACAATACGCACAATGGCCGTCATACTTTCGATAGACCGCTTCGCGCTTTGATTTGCTAATTGCCATCGTCAGCTCTCCTGTTCCACTTTTCGACGATAAATTTGGGTTTACTATATACGCCACTTTCAAAATCACACTCTGGGCAGTATATATAGCACTCTTCTGGGCTGTTGCCATCTACTGTTTCAAGTATTGCTTCTCCGCCGCAGAACGGGCAAGGTTTCAGTTCATTCATCCTTCATCGCCTCCAATGCTTCCTCTGCCGCCTCGCGGGTGAGGAATACGGTCTTGCCGATTTCGGCTTGCTCGAAGATCATCAGGTCGGAAAGCGTCGTGAAGACTACATTTGTCTTCCCACTTTCCGACATCCCGACATCAGCTTCATAAAGCGCATCTTCATAGATGTCTCCGTCATCGATTATGTATAACATGCTGGAAATAATCGGCGTAAGTACTGGTTTTACTGGCAGCACCACCATCCGCCCGTCCTTGTCAGCCTCGGCCAGCTCCCGCAGGCGGTCGACGCCGCCACACTCTCCTACGATAGTGCAAAGGTCGCTCCACTCTTTAACAATCGCAGATACCTCCCGAGGTTCCAGCCCCGTGTCCTCGTAGGCGGCAAGGCGCTCAACGCCTCCCTGTTTGAATCCACCACGTTTTTTCATCATCGGGAATCCGTCTTTATCGCGGTATGTCAGTCGTTCCATCACTCTACCTCCTGCATCCAGAACTCGCGGCGGCAGTCAGAGCACACCCGATTTGCACAATTCCCGTATCTGTTCCGGCAATCAGCAGAAATGCGCTTTGGGCATAGCATCAAGCACCCGCATTTGTCAATTTCGGCCTCCGGATACTGCTCCAAAAACACGCTCTGCTGCGTCTTGCGCGGGTGCTCCTTTGCCCACTGCTCAACGGTAGCGATGATTCTCTTGTAATCTTCATCAGGTACGATGCTGCTGACGACGCATTTAGTCCCTTCAAGCGGGCAGCCCTCGCAATCCTTGTGTAAGTTGCACATTCTTTTCCGTTCTCTCAAAAATTCTAACGCGTCCATCTTTACCTCCTCCACCGACATCCATTACAGGCCCCCTCATGGGCCAGCGTGTAGTTTTCGCATTTCAGGCACAGTTCGTTCCGCAGTGCGTCAATTTCTTTCGCCTGCGCTTCAATCCGATCAGCGGCTTCCGCCAGATCGTCGCACAGGGTAATGAGCGTTTCCCACTGGTTCCCCTCCGCCCATTCTGCGTGCTCACGCAGCGCATTTACGAGGTTTGTATCTCTCATAGTTCCTCCCCCAATCTCCAATCATCGTTCCGCACCTGAAAAGCGTCGCCCAGCTGCACGGTGTCCGGGTAATTGTGCTGTGTGGTTTGGATGGCGTACTTGTCGATCTCGGTTGCATAGTAGGCGGTGATCTCCGCGCCCAGCTTGTCCAGTGCGATATGGCCGCAGCTCATACCGTCGTACATGGAAAGCACTTTCACCGGTTCTTTCGTCAGCCCGGTAAAATGGCTCATAATGTGGGCGATCACGTCCACCGTCCAGCCGTTGCCCAGCATCTTGTAAGCTTGGGTGGCGCTGACAGGGAAAACATACTCCTCCGGCACGGTCTGGAGACGCATACACTCGCGGACCGTCAGCTTGCGAATGATGTAGAATCCGTCTGCCAGTTTAATGGAGTATGTCTTTCCTTTGAGTGTAATCCGCCCGCCGCGAACCTCGTAAACGGGGATTTCTTTTCCGCCTGCCGCCTTAATTGCAAACTGCCCTTTCCCGTCCGATATAACGGGAACGGCAATCATATTGTCTTTCTGAACGGTTGTCAGGCAGTTGGTTTTCTGCGGTTCTTCGTTTACCTCGAAATACTGAAAATGCGGGATCGCTTCGTTGTAATCGTCGCGGTGGCCTTGCTCGTTGATCCTGCGTCCCACGACGCGCCCAGCCACAGGCACGGCATAAAGCCCGATTTTTGCGCCCAGGCCGCCGCCATTCCCGCAGAGGGTTACGCTTTTTGCGTCCGGGCTGTAAACACGGTATTGCTGGCTGTCAAAAGTCTGGTTCTTTGCGTCGTTCTCAATGGTTCCGATGCGTACAGGCTCTATGATACAGTCGTATTGCTGTTTTGCTGGGTTAGGGTCGTTCATTCTTGGTACCAAACAGCACTCCAGTTTTCCCATGTGCGCATCAACAGTTCTCGATTTTCCAATAGATAGGCCATTGATACACTCCGCCTGTAGCGCATAACCCTTTTCACGGTGCGGGGCGACCGTCTCCAAAATGTCCCGCAGCAGGATGCCTCTGTCCTCCGGCTGCTCAATGTCCACTTGGCTGTATGTGCCGTCCGGCTCACGCTTACCCACCCAATACAGGCGCTGTCGGTTCTGTGCGGAGACCAGAGCGGAGTTGATAAGCACCGGTTCCACGCCCAGCTCCGCCGTGATCTGCGTCCGAATGGCGGGCGACATGGATTTGTTGTTCTCGTAGAGAAAATAGTCCGGTTTGTATTTGTCGCGGGCAATGCGGTAGTTCAGGAACAGCTCCCAGCCGATGCCGCTGGCCTCGGTCTCGCGGTTCTTGGTCTGTGCGATACTCCAGTGCGTGCAGGGGCTTCCGCCGATCAATAGTTTCATGCTTTCCTCCTCACAGGTATTCTTTCATCCACGCATTGTTTCCGGGCGTTGGATTGGAGTGGTTGCCCGTATCCTCGCGCTTTTCCCATGTTCGCACAGCGGCTTTCCAGTCCTTCATCGGATTCTTTCCTACCATCCATCCTTTGGATGCGTAGAAATCAAGAAACCGTTGCGGGTCTACGTCTGAACCGCGTTCCCGAACATAAGCCAAAACATCGTCCAAAGTGGGAGGAGTAAAGCGCCTCGTGCGCATAATACTCTCGTCTTTGTCTTTGTCTTTGTCTTTGTCTTTGTCTTTGTCATAGCTTGATTTGCTTGGCAAATTTGGCATTTGCTTGTTTTGCTTGGCAAATCCTGCATTTGCTTGTTTTGCTTCGGCTCCAATCTTCCCTGCCTTGCTTCGCGCCTCGGATAATCCCGTCATTGCAGCGTTGTCCCTGTCGATCTGCGCCCTCATCATAGGGAAAAGAAACCGTTCGTTCCCGCCAAGCTGCGGGGCTTCGCCCGTCCTTGCGTATTCTAACAAGGAAGTGAAAAGCCTCCCCCTCTCAGCGTCACCGAGTGGCTCTATTGCGTCCAAGTAATCGACAAACAGTTTGATGTAAGTCATATCCGCCATGCGCTCACTCCTTATAGGGGAGCAGGCCAATCGAAACGCCGTGCTGCGTCAAAATATCGGCAATATCGTCTGCCTCAGACTGCGTTAATCCGTTGATGCGGATCATACTTCCGGATGGGTCGGCAGCGTCCCAAATATTGTCGCTGTCATAAATCAACACATCGTATCTCATCCAGCGCCTCCCTTAAAACGGGAGGTCCCCGTCATCCTCGACCTCGCTAAACTCGCCCGGACTGCTTGATGCGGGACTGTATGCGGCGGGTCCCTCCTGCGGCTTGCTGTCGGCAAAGTACACGCTATTGGCGATGATCTCGACCGAGCGGCGCTTATTCCCGTCCTTGTCGGTCCAGTCCCGCGCCTGCAAGCGACCGTCTATCACTACCTTGCGCCCCTTGGCGCAGTATTGCGCGGCAAACTCCGCCGTGCGCTCCCACGCAACCACATCAAACCAGTCCGTTCCGGCGTCTTTGCCGTCGCGGTCGACGGCGATGGGGAAACTGGTGACCGCCTTGCCGCTCTGCGTGCGGCGCAGTTCAAGGCCCTTTCCAATGCGTCCCATGACGCTGATCCTGTTCAAGCTCATTTCAATTCCTCCCTGTTTTTTCTGTAGATCATGTTCTCCCGTGTCCATCTGGGATATTTCGTTTTGAGATAGCCGATGATGCAGGCGTATAGCGCCGTCCTCTGCGGCCCCTCGTCAAAGGCTCTGTGGCAGGAGGGGCAGAGCGTCACGATGTTCTGCTCGATGCCTCTGCCGCCCTGTGAGCGCCGTATAACGTGCGCTACAGGCTCCCCGTTGTTCCGCCCGCATAGAATGCAGCGCCCGCCGTCGCGTTCGTATACGATCTCCTTGACGCTTTTTGGGATGGACGTGGCCTTTGTCATTTTGTGCATTCAACTCTCCCCCAACGCGCAATAGGACCGATAATAACGATTGCCCTTCCTGCGGTTTTGAGCTTGCGTCTTAAAATCGACCCACCTGCAATTCTCTGGCGTATAGTCACCATCGTTGTCAATGCGGTCAATGGAGCATTCCCCATATTGGGCCGTTTCGTCATATCCCGTTTTCTTCGCCCACTCATAAAACGCTTGAAAACTATTCTTCCATTCGTCGCAAACGCCAATCCCGCGCCCTCCATATCGCTTGTAACAACTTACATTTGGGTTGTAACAGCGGTTTTTCATATTGCACCAAACGCCATAAAGACGGCTATGAGCTTTCCCGTGTGTTATTTTTGCAGCTCTTGAATGTTCTTGTCCGATGCACCCGCAACTGATTACAGCCCCAGATTTAAGGTGTTTCCCGCTTATGACTTTTTCAGTTCCGCAATCGCATCGGCATACCCATCTTGTGGTAATATGCCCGTTGCAATTCGTGTTCGAAGCGCGCTTAATCACGGTCAAATGCCCAAAGCGTTTCCCTGTTAAATCAATAAGACGATTCCCATTCTTCAAGAAGCAAACTCCTTTCGCTTTCACTTATTACTTCTATTCCAAGGCTTTTTGCATCGCAAACAAGATTGTCAATTAACCTTGACATTTCTGCGGTGTTATATGTTGATGATCCAAAATAGGCAAAGCACAATTTATACCCCTGCAATTTGCTATCATCTACGACATCAAGAATCCACCCAGTCCCGCGACTTTCCCAATTCCTCTGAAACGCTTCAACCGCTTCATCTCTTATGGGGAGGGGGGTATACACTCCGACAGACTTAATTGCGTTTCGGTACACATCTTCTTTTGTTGTGCCTACCGCATTTGCAATATCTGTGCAGATTTTCCAGCACATAGCATTGGCATCCAAGCTCCGCTTCTCGCGGTGCTTCTTCACGGTCACGTCAACGTCTGTCTCGTGCAACTCGTCGTACAATGCGCCGACATTCTCCCGCGTGGCGACGGTGAGCAGATACCCACCATCCCGCGCAAGGGATAGATCATGCAGTCGGGCTTTCATTGGCTTTCCTCTTTTCCATGCAAGCCCAGCAGAGCGGCACACCGTATTTCTTCATCGCGCCTTTGGAGATGTCGCTCACACGATAGAGCTTTCCGTTAAAGGACTGCGGTGTGATCGGCTGCTTGCAGTCTTGGCAGGTGTAGTCAAACTGTTCCTTGTACGCCTGATTAAAGGATTCCATCTCGGCCTTGCTCGGCTTCTGCTCTGCGGTTCTTGGCGTGTACTTGGTCGCGTCCTTCGCCCAATACACATCCGCACCAAAACCGAGCGCTTTGCAGGCAACGGAGATAGCATCGGTCAGCGCCATTTTGAAGCACTCGTCAGAGGTGTAAAGGCCGTTTCGCTCGCTGGCAACAAACGCGCTTCCGCCTGTGCCGGGAATCGCATCTGACCACGCGCCATCAACCTTGATGTAAAGATCAATGTCCACAAATGCGGAAACCTCGTTGTTCGCGCCCTGCTCCAACCGCTTATCCGTGATAACGTACTTCCAGCCAATTCCGCAGGGGCCGAACTGCTCCGTCAGCGCCTTAATGCGCCACATGGGGTTAATGTCGGTCTTGCCTTTCAGCCTCCCCGCCTGGATTTCGCGCTGTGCAGACGGCGGGACTTGCCGCACGCTTTCATAAATTCCAAGGTTCTCCATCACTTCACCCCCATGCTCATGCCCTGTACAAGCGTCGCACCGTCGACTTCGGCACCGTTTTTCAGCAACGTGGCAAGGTCGGTCTTACTCACCGTGGGGGCGGTGTAAGTAACCTCACCGTCGTGACCGTTGGCGAGCATCCACGCCACCACCGCGCCCATGTCGGAGACCTCCACGCTGGTGGTCTTGCGGTAGCTGATGGAGCATCGGGGAGTGGAAAACTTCTCGCCGTTCAAAACAGAATCGAGATATTTTTTCTTGCTCTCTGCCGCGCGCTCTAAAGCCTGTCTGCGCGCCGCAAGGGCCTTCTCTTCTTCGCGGATCGCCTTTGCTTCAGAAACGTCGTTTTTAATCCAAAGCGCGATGTTCTCGATCTTCTGCTCTCTTGCCATGTTCAGCTTCAAAAGCTTTTCAACGTCAAGGATTTCGCCGGTCTCGGCATCTACACATTCCGCAAGCGCGGAATCAATCTGATACAAGTTCATTGCTTTCCTCCTCAAAAAATTCCTCACCACAAAACGGGCACTCGGCGACCGTCCGCGTTTCTATGCCGTTCTCTCCGTCAAGGTTCTCGCGTACCTGATAAGTGTACGGCTCAAAGAAGATCGCGTGGCAGGCTTCGCATTTGTAAACCATGTAAATTACGACCTCCCCGCTTTCCGTATCATCTCCGACAGGCCGTATGTCCTGCCGACAATGGACGCTATCCGCGCCATCTCGATCTTGCGGAGCACCTCGGCTTCTGCCGGATCGTTTGACAAGTAGTAGCCCTTGCCAAAGTTCATAATGCAGTATTCCTCGCCGTCCTCCTCGCATCGTGCCGCCTCGATCACCTTGCGCAAGTGCCGGTCTGTCCAGCCGGTCATTTCGCAGAGCTGCCACCGGCGCAGCGCATTCTGAGCGCCGACACGAAGATGGTTTCGCAGAGTGATAACATCGTCCGTCATGCTGCCTCCTCCTTGTAAACATAAGCGGTTTGTACGCCAAACTCCCGCGCGGCCTGATGGTCGGCAAAGAACACGTCGATGCGGTTTTCCTTGATCGCGCCGCCGCAATCCTCGGCGGTGTATGTATGGCTCGTGCCGTCGGCAAAGTAGATCGTGACGGTGGAGCCGTAAGGGATCACGCGAGGGTCAACTGCGATCGTTCGCCCCTCGGTGGCGGTCGTGCCGGTCGCCGTGATGCCGTCGGTCTTGCCGCAGCAGCGGGAGCACGGGCAATAGGCGGTCAGCCGGAACTCACCGAGCGGTTCGCCGATGGTAAGTTCCGCGCTCCCCTCTGCGGGCTTGTCCTCGCCGGGGAGTTTGTCATCGATGACCGGCGGCTCGCCGGTGTACGGCTGTCCGGTGGTCTTGACCGTCAGCACCGCAAAGAGAATCAGCAGCGCCGCAAGGAACAGGCAGACGGCGGCGATGCGCGCCGAGGCGTCGGCCTTGCGCTGCTCGCGGGTGCGCTTGTCCGGTTTTCTCATAAGCGTGCCCCCAATACAGCGCAAAGAGCATCTTTTGCAAAGAAAGTTTCCAATTTCATGTCTCCCGATTCCAACCGCGAAATCATCGCCTGAGAGCAGCCTATGGCTTCCGCTAACTCATATTGACTGTACCCGCGATTTAAGCGTTTATGTCTGATCCATTGCTGCTTCTCAGCGATGCTATCCTTGTTCGCCTCGTAATAAGCCCGCTGATACTCAGCGATGCTATCCTTGTTCGCCTCACGATAAGCCCGCTGCTTCTCGGCGATGCTATCCTTGTTCGCCTCACGATAAGCCCGCTGATACTCAGCGATGCTATCCTTGTTCGCCTCGTAATAATCCCGCTGATACTCAGCGATGCTATCCTTGTTCGCCTCGTAATAAGCCCGCTGATACTCAGCGATGCTATCCTTGTTCGCCTCACGATAAGCCCGCTGATACTTGGCGATGCTATCCTTGTTCGCCTCACGATAAGCCCGCTGCTTCTCGGCGATGCTATCCTTGTTCGCCTCGTAATAAGCCCGCTGCTTCTCGGCGATGCTATCCTTGTTCGCCTCACGATAAGCCCGCCGCCTCTCGGCGATGCTATCCTTGTTCGCCTCGTAATAAGCCCGCTGATACTCAGCGATGCTATCCTTGTTCGCCTCACGATAAGCCCGCTGCTTCTCGGCGATGCTATCCTTGTTCGCCTCGTAATAAGCCCGCTGCTTCTCGGCGATGCTGCGGTCCCTTTTGCTTTTTCGGGATAGAAAAATATCGGCATCTCTCCTGCGCGATGCCGCCAGCTCATCATTCGTCCATCGGAAATCTCGCTCGATCTCCTCGTCCGCCAGACGCATCTCTTCTATTTCCTCCGGAGTGAATTTCACCGTCTGCACCCCCTGTCGATAAACGGCAGCAGATCACACAGCACCTTACACACCGCGCACGCACCAATAACGGCAAGGCTCGTCTTGAAGTCGCAGCCGTTGAGCGCAATCACCGCAGCGGCGATGCCGCCAAAAAACAACGTATCAGCCATGCTTTTCTCCCTTCTTCTCGTTCGGCACAAGGCCGACAAACTCAAGGCCGCGACCGCGTGCGTAAATCTCTCCTATGATCGTCCCCAGCTTTACGGGGTCAGGGGGCGTGACCCAAATGATCTTGTACTCGGGTTTTTTTCTCATTGCATTTTCCTTTCCCCTGTGTTACAATGAGCACAGGACACAATATCTTTTGCTGAGATTTGTTCCCTCGCCCTGTTCGGTCTGGTACACCGAGCAGGGCATTTTTTTACTTTTCATCGGGCTTTAACAGCGCATCCACGGTCACGCCGTAGTGCTTTGCCAGCTTCTTGACTTGGCGCGGGTGCGGGTGGCACACGCTCTCTTTCCAGTTTTTGATCGACGTCTGCGATACGTCGATTTCTTTTGCAAGACGGTAATTCGTCTCGCCGCGCTCGGCTTGCAGCCGAGCCAGATTCTCAGGAAAACTCAATCAATATCCTCCTTCCCTATTGCCCTTTGCTACTTCAAATGTTAAAATTGGAGTATTGGAGGGGAATTTTTTATGCCAGTACCTAAGAAAACGCGCGATGCCGCCATGCAGCTCATTCTTGATTTCCACCAACACCGAGAACCGATGCACACCATTGGCCCCGCATATCTCGACCACAATCTAAAAAGTGATGTAAGCTCCGAGCAAATCATCGAAACGCTTTCAGCAATGGGGCTTATCACATACACCAAAGAACGTGACGGGAAGATATACGATATTCAGCCGTCAAATCTGGGGCTGCACTATTTCGAGTTAGAAGCAGATGAACAAGCCAAGGTAAAAAAAGTTTTCTTGCATGAATGGAAAATCGCTGTGTTTTCCGCTTTAGCCGGTGCGCTTCTCTCCCGGCCTCTTTGGGTCGCCATCGGATGGCTTGCCGATTTCATACACAATAATCATTTTGCGCCTTAACAGCTCCGCGATAGCGGGAACGTCGTCCATCGTCAACTGCTCAAGATTGGTAACCTCTCCGCGGCATACTTTCAGCAACATGGAGTGTGCCTCTTTCGATAGCGGAAACATGGAAAAACGAATGTCTTCCAACAGCTTTTGTAAAAAACTCGTTCAATTTCACCTCCAACTTCGATTAAATATATTGACAAATTGGAGCATTGGTGATACTCTAAGTTTGCAACAACTATATGTTTCTCACCAGCCCGATTTGCCGGGGGGGTCAGGTCTCTTATTGCCTATCCACGAAAAAGATTATACTTTAAGTTGAAGCATAAGTCAATATATGTTGAAGTATTATTGTGACGAAGTTGAAGGGGTATTTTTATGAGCTTTGCACAAAACTTGAAGTATATAAAAGAAAAAGAGAATCTAACCAACTACCGACTTGCAAAACTTTTCGGTTGCAGTCAGTCGTCTCTTATTAACTGGCTTGATAACGGTGTTGTTCCGCACCCAAAGACCCGCCAGAAGATCGCCGACCATTTCGGCATCACGCTTGCCGAGCTGGACGGTGACGATCTTCCCGTTCTGCCGAAAAAAGGCGCAGAAAAAGCCCCCGATCCGAAGATCGAGGGCGTGGATGATAAAATCGTCCAATTTATCCGCTCCGCATCTGCGGAGGAATTGACGGAGATTTTACGCTATATTGATTTTTTGGAAAGCAAGAGGAAAAAGCCGTGAAGCTGGATCCTGAGTGCATCCGTGATCTAATGCTGTTCTGCGAGGAACATACCTACATTAAAGCGGAAGAGGTCGGCAATTTTACTTGCGCGAGCTACCATGTTTTATATGTCGACTCCATGCGGCGTGTCCCGCCGCTGAATAAGTACGACACGGGGGCTTTGATTTATCACATCATCCAGCTTTCCGAAAGCGGGTATCTGGCAACAGATTTTCACTTCGACCCCATTACAAACTTCCGCCATAACAATCTGCCGTCTATTTACTATGTCACACCAAAGGGGCATGAGTTTATCGCGGCGATTGAGGGGAAAACGCAGTGGGAAAAAACATCAAAAATACTGCGGTCGTTCGGCTCCGTTTCTTTAACGGTGATCGAAACAATCTCAAAGGGGATCGCATCGGCAGCTATTGAACAAATAATAGCGCCAAAGGCGTGACATCACAGCCCCCGTTTTCCTCATTGACCTTTACGGGCGTTGCGCGGAACGGGATGCTTTGTGCGGAAATCTGATTGCTTGCTTTGATTGCACGATTTAAGCAAAAGGGAAGATATTCCGCGCTGTCCGCGGAAAGTCCGCAGGCCGAAATGGCGTCCATGCACCGATTTACCGCGTCAACCATTTTGGAGTCGATGTACCACAACTTAGCGGTCTCTTTCATTTTTCTCTCTCCCCTCGATAAATTTCAAAAGCTCAAGCTTTGCTTCATACGGAAGCGCCAGCGCGGCGCATACCAGTTTTTCGCGCAGCATTTCAACATCTGCTCTGCTTATTGTATCACATTTCGCGTCATTACACAACATCTTGCGTCCCTCCGTTTGGCTCTAAGGCTATTTTTTGCTCCTCATCCGCGAGGATGCGCTCAATCAGCGCGAGCATTTCGTCTTTCTGCTTCGGCGTTAGGAGCAGATAAAGCGCCACCGCCGCTTGCACCTGTGCGTCCATGCTTCGACCTCCTTTTCGGTATTTATATCTATTCCCACAACAGGCGTTTGCTGCACGGCGCTGTGCAACAAAATAATAATATTTGCAAAAGATTGGGGAAGCGTAAATGGGTATTTTAGGCTCGCTTTTCGGCAAGAAAAAAATGACCGTTGCGGAAACTGCCTTTGTTAAGCGTCAATCGCAAATATTTGCCGACTGCATTCGCATCATTGCCAATACGGATAACATCGAAACATACTTTTCCCGGTACAAGCTTGCAGAGCAAACCGTAGCGCAGATAGCAGAGGTCGCAGGTGGCGATACTAAGTGTATGGCTGGTGGAAGGGTTTCCCCGAACGAATGCGCCAAAATGCTACAAAACGAAAAGGCTACCCATACAAACAGTTTTCTTTCTCGGTACATCCAAAAAGAAACTGTGCATATTTTCGGCCTATCTCGCGGGCAGGTAAAAAAGGCTCAAAGCATCGCGGCTATCGTTGACGAGTATGCCGACCAAATGCCGGAAGAAAGTCTCAAGCATGGGCGCGATCTATGTGCTAAGATGATTGAAAAAGTTGAAAGGGTGGTGAATCAATAATGAAGATCCCCGGCCTGTCCTTTAGTTGGAAACGTGCGCTCGGAATCACGAAGATGAAAAGGAAAATTTCAAAAGGAACTGGGATCCCAACGACCAAAGCAGGGCGGCAAAGAAAACTTGGCAAGCTCCTTGGTATGAAGTAAGGTTAGCCCTCGCCGCCTCTGCAACAACGGCGAGGGCTTTTTTGCAGACAGCGGGGATCGGCCGCCGCTGCTTGTATTTACCGTAGCCCACTTTGGCTTGGTAATTCAATGCCGAAGCCTTGCAATAAGGCAGCGTTCGACATGGCTCGACAAGACCTCATCTTGCGACTTTGCGGCGCGAAAATCGGAATAAATTAAGGTGGCGTAAATGAACATTCAAGAAGTGTGTAGAATCCGTAAAGAAGAATTGAAACTGACCTATCAAGACATTTCAGACGATTCCGGCGTTCCGCTGTCCACCGTGCAGAACTTCTTTTCCAAGTTTTCGAAATCTCCGTCCATCTACACCGTCGCGCCGATCTGCAAAGCGCTTGGAATATCGCTTGATGAAGCGTTCGGGATTTCCGAACACTTGACGCCGACCGAGGAAACTTTGCAAGCGCGAAATGATGAGCTGGAACGCCATGTTGACGCAAAGGCCGATACCATTGAGATCATGCGGCGCGGCGTGCGTATCCGAAACGGCGTGATTGCTATAATGTTTGTCATCATTGCTATGCTTGCTGTGTGGTGCGCGTACATTGATTTTCACTGCATAGATTACGGATTTTGGAGGGGGATTCGATGAGAGCGGCATTGTATATCCGCGTCTCGAGCGAGGAGCAGGCGCGGCATGGGCTATCATTACAAGAGCAACGTGACGCGCTGACAAGGTATGCCAAAGCGAATAAAATGACCGTGGTGGGTATATATGAAGACGCGGGCATATCCGCGCGAAAGCCGTATAAAAAGCGCCCCGCTCTTCTGCGGCTACTGGATGATTGCAAGGCAGGGAAGGTAGACACGATCCTTTTTATCAAGTTGGATCGATGGTTTCGCAATGTCGCGGGGTACTACGATGTGCAGACGCGGCTTGACAAATACGGCGTGACATGGCAGGCAACGGAAGAGGACTACGAGACGCGCACCGCGTCGGGCCGCTTAAAGGTCAACATCATGTTGTCTGTCGCGCAGGACGAGGCCGACCGCGCAAGCGAGCGAGTCAAATTTATCAACGACGGCAAACGAGCAAAAGGCCAACCGGCAGGATCAAAAGCCCCTTTAGGGTATATCATCAAGGACAGGCAATACCAGATTGATAACGGAACGGTAGATGCCGCACGAGATATGTTTGCGGCGTATATCAGACTGCAAAGCGTGCTGGGCGTAAAGAAGTATATGCTCGAGACGTGGAAGATTGACAGGGCGTATACCAAATATGTAAACTATTTTCGGAACCGGCTTTATATCGGCGAGGTGTACGGCATTGAGAACGCTTGCCCCGCCCTGGTGAGCAAGCAGGATTTCGACATCGTAAATGACATTCTCCGCCAGCGGTCGCAGCGCTGCGCAGGAGTTGAGACAGATCGCGTTTATCTGTTCTCGGGGTTGCTGCATTGCAAAGAGTGTGGGAAAACGATGCAGTCGGAAACGGCAAAGAAGATTTATACCTACTACCGATGCCGGACGCGAATGCTTGACAACTCTGCGTGCCAGCACAAAAAGAGGATCCGCGAAGACGCGCTGGAAGATTACTTATTGCATGAGCTTGAGGGGATTGCCGAGCGAAACAATCGCTATTACAAAGAGGCAGAAAAAAAGCCCACACAAAGCGCGGACGCGATACGAAAGAAAATGAGCAAGCTGAAAACTCTTTATCTGAATGATTTGATCGAGCTGGACGAATACAAGCAGGAGTATGCGATCTTGAAAAAAGGACTTGAAGCGGTAGAGGAAAAGCCGAAGACAAACCTTGATGCGCTCCGAAATGGGCTTGCTGAATATGACACTTACTCCCGGGAAGAGAAAAAGGAATTCTGGACGCGCTTTATCCGGAGAATTGACGCAGATGACGACGGCGCGTTTTTTGTAACGCCCCGTTAGGCATATTTGACCTTGGTGTTCACAAAGGTAAATTATGCCCAAAAGAATCCCCCCGCCTTACGACGGGGGTGTTCTTATTTTTCGAGCTTCCGCATCACGCTGTTGTACACGCGCTCGTTGACGATTTTAAGGCTGTCCATCAGCTCGTCCATGACCTCCCACGCTCTTGCCGGAGCCATGTCAGAGACGGCCTGCAAAAAATCGCTGTCGCCGTAGCTGCCTACCGTTTCAGACGCATAGGCTTTGACCGGCGCCGGAGCTGCCGAATACAACATCGGCCTTTCCGGTTCTTTTGGCGCGTTTTGATTTTGGATGATGTAAAGCGCCGCTAGCTTCTGGTAATTAGGCCAGCTCGATTCCTCAACTTCAAGCCGCGATATCCAAAGCTTGAGCTCGTTTTCGTCGATCAAGGGGACTCACCCCCTTTATTCCTCCATCAGGCTCGCGGCACGCCGCAGCGCTTCCTTTACGCGGTCGTCGTCCGTCTCGCGCATCATGTCGCTGATCTGCTCGCGAAGGTGCTCCACGCTGTCGGCGCGGCTGTAGTGTCCGCGGACGTAATGCGTGCCGCGGCGAGCATAAGAGCTGCCCCTGCCGTAAGTGCCGCGCATATCGGCCTGCCAGTCGCCGCCACGAGAATAGTCTCCGTCGCGAGAATAACCGTCGTCCTCCATCATCTCGATCTTGTCGATGTTCTTGATGGTGTCGGTCAGCTTGTGCGCGATCTCAAGGTCGCCCGCGCCCAGGTCGCCCTTGCGCGCCAGCTCGTCGAGTTCGTCGCACAGCATATTGCGAAGCTCATACATTGCTTTCTTACTCATGTCCATTCTCCTTTCACGCGATTCTCTCAACCGTCAGGTTCGAGTTGGCGAAGTTGACGGCCTGAGTGCTGGTGTTTTCCATTGCGACCGTCAGGCAGCAGCCTTTCGGGACGCAGACCTGCGCGGAAACATAAATGTTAAAGTAGTTCTCTACCGCCGCAGGCGTGACAGTCGCCGTTGCACTGGTCAGCGGCTCTCCGTTAATGGCAAGCGCCGCCGTGATGGCCTCAACCGTGCCTCCGGTGGGAATAGCGATGTTGCCGCCAAAGGAGACCCTAAACAGGGCGCGGTTTTGATTGGTGAGGCCGCGCAGCGTGACAATGCCGGCACCCTGACGATGCACGATACAGGGCTTACTATTGACCGCCGTTTCGGTCAAGGGAACGTTCTGGCCTGCGGCTACGCTCACAATATTCGCGTTTGTGTACTCTGCCAAAATAATCAGTCCTTTCATATGCCTCGAAATCGAGGCAATTAAAATACAGCGGCGAGGCAATAGCCCCGCCGCGTTGTTGTCAGTATCGGCACGGGGCCGAACATTTTGTTGACGTCAACAAAACATCGTCAACAAAAAGCTATGCTATGCAGTTGTCAGCAGTTGCAACAGGCAAACTGGTTGCAGCAATAGGGGTTCTGCACCGTGTAGGCCGGAATGGGAGAGGGGCGCAGCTGCGAGACCAGATAGCTGTTCTGCGCCGCCTGACTTGCCGCCAGCTTCAAGCCCTGGTTCTCGGCCTGAAGGTCAGAGAGCTTGCTCTGCGTCAGGAAGTCGAGGATGGCGCGGCTGTTCTGGTTGTTCGCGTCAATGATGTCGCGCGTGGCGTTCTGCACGGTGTTGCGCGTGTCGCACGCCTGCGCCGCCATGTCATAGCGCACCTGCGCGATAGCCGCGCGATTCTCGCAGCAACAATTAGCGGCCTGCATCTGCATGGCGTTGAGCTGCTGCATCAGCGCCGCCTGCTGGTTTGCGCGGGACAGCTCGGACTGTGCAAAGCCGTTTGCCATTGCCATGTTGGTGCCGTTGACAAGCTGCGCCTGCTGGTAGAATCCGTCGCAAAGGCCCTGATTTACACTGTCGATCTTGCGCTCGACATTGGCAAAATCAGAGGTCAGCACATAGCCGTCGACCACGCCGCCGGAATTGCCAGAGTTGTTGCCCCAGCCGCCATTTCCCCAACCAAGAAATGCGAAAAGGAACAAGATAATAATAAACCAGCTGCCTTCTCCGCCCCAGCCGAAGCCGCCGTTGCTGGAATTTACGGGCGCAACAGGCATAGTAGCCTGAACGCCGCCGTCAGAAAGAGACATAGTATCACTCCTTTGAAAAATTTTTATTCATCAAATCGTGGCCACGATGTTGATTTATGTTGATGATTACTGCATCAGGCTTTGAAACTGCTTTGCCATCTGCTGTAGCTGATTGAGTTGCTGCTGGTTGAGTTTACCGCTCTGCAAAAGCTTTTCGACCTCCGCTTTGGGGTCGCCATGAAAATTTGCCTTGAATTGCTGGAACTGCTGCATCATGCGCTGGAACTGGCCTACCGGTCCGGGCATTTGCCCGCCGCCAAGCGCGGTCATAAAAGGATTACTCATCGTCCTCGTCCTCCTCGACCTTGCGCTTCTTTTTGCCCTTCAATTCGCCCACAAGTGCCGCCAGCGCGTCGAACTCCTTGCGGGTGACAAATTCCACGCCCTTTTCCTGCGGCGCTGTACGGGGCGTTTCTGCGCGTTCTACGAGGTCGTAAATCTTGAGCGTCGGCTTGCCGCTTGCGTCTGCTTGCTTGAGGTACACAGTCGGAGCGGTGGAATCCCACAACGCCACGGCGGAGTTGGGCGCGATCAGGTAGCCTCTCGCCTCCTGCTCGCTGCTCACCCATTGCACGCCGCCGGTCGCGACAGGATTTTGCGGCACGGGAGGCGGAGCAGGCTGCATCATCTGCTGCTGCCGCATCTGCATAAGGTTATCCGGCATTGGCTGTGGATAATAAGGGTTTTGATAGTACGGATTAAAAGCCATGTCATTCAGTCTCCTTTACCCAAAAATAGATCACAGTCTCATTGCTGCTGTCCCACGAATCAAAGATCGTCCCGTCCTGCACGCACACCACATGGCCGGACAGGGCTAAAATGTATGTGCCTGCCGGATGCTCGTCCGCAAACTGCCCGACGGTGTAGCACAGAGGACAGGTGTCCGGCACGATGTAGCGCCGATAGCCGAGGGAGTGCAGATACGCGCCCCAGGTCGCATTGGCCGACGGCATGTCACCGTCTAAGTAGCCTTGTATGGCGAGCGCGAGATACGTTTCGCCCCAGTCTTTCCCGGTCGCTTTGGAGATCGCCCGAACGGTGCAGTCCCCCACGTTCTTGCCATAAGGCGACGGATTATAATAGCTATACATGCAGCAGCTCCGCGAAATAAACATAGGTGCGCAGCTCGTCCGGCTCGGGGAACAGCACCAAAATATCCCTCGCCATCTGCTCGGTGAAGCCCAATGCCAAAAGCCGTTCGTACATACAGCGCACCTCCTTTTCTGCCTTTATGGTACAAGAAAAACCCTTTCCCAAAGTGCCGGGAAAGAGGATGAAAAGTGTACGGCAAAATTCGTCGAACGATTGCGCTTGCAAATTCTGACGGAATATGCTAATTTTTTGTCACGACGTGCTCCATGCGTCATTCATACCCCCCATAAAGGAAAAGAGCCTCACCATTTGGTGAAGCTCTTTTTCTATCCAAAGACTTCCGATGCAATTTTGCGGTACGCCTTTCGGCGATACTTTTTGACCGTATCCGGCGACAGGTTCATTTCAAATGCCACCTGTACGCAGGAGCGGCCCCGCACGTCGCACTCGACGAGGCACGCCATTTCGTCGGGTGGAAGCTCAAAAGACCGAATGTATGCCACGGCCCGCCGCGGGGCCATAGAGGATAATTTTGCCCGGATCGCTCGGTGCTGCTTGTCCATGCTGTGCGCCGGGGCTTGCAGAGCGCTCACGCGAGGGGAGGCACGCCTCCCGCCCGTTTTCCTTTCGTTATTTTAGAATTTTTTCGAGATATGCGTAAACATATTCCCCCCACGCCCTTTGCGTCGCGGGGCCGAAGGAATTGTCAACCGCCACCTCATAGCCGCAGGCGTTGAGAATCTCTTGCAGCTTACCGACCGCCGCGCCCTTGTCGCCGCGCACGAGCACGGTCTTGTCCGCGGGATATTTCGGCACGCCGAAGCCCCGGATATACCGCCCGTTAACGGGGATGACGCGGTACGCGCACTCGTGGGTTTTGCCCTTGTTCCCCTCGAACACCGTGAAGCTCTGCCCGTCACAGGCGGTCACAATGCCGGTGTGATTCGGAGCGCCCGTGCAGTCCGTGAGGGCGTAGTCCTTGCGGTCGTTCCAGCAGTAAAATACCTGCTCGCCGACCATAGGGATGTGCGCGTCGTCCTCGATCCATTGGCCGCGCGCTTGATACCATTTCATCTGCTCGCCGCAGCTGCACTCGATAGGAATGACATCCGTCAGGCCGCAAAGGATCGCCGCCGCGGACACCATCGCCGCGCAGTAGTCGTCGGTGTAGGTCAGCTTGTAGCCGCGCGGATGGGGCAGGAAACTGTTGTAGGCGTCTACGATCTGCTTATGCACCGCGTCGCCGCGCACAGCGCCCTTCCACGCGGTTAATATCTCAAGAAACCTCTTCATTTTTCTTGTTCTTCTCGGTCTGGGTGCCGAAGTAGAAGGCGATGATGGTCGTGAAGATCGTCAGAAACTCCGTCCCGCTGATGCTGCCGCGCAGGGCGAGCACCGAGAAAACCGCCGTGAGCACGATGGTCACGATGCTCTTGACCGTGAGCAGATTGGCAAGTCGATTTTGCATTTTTGCCTCCTTTACAAAAACCGCACGGCATAAAATTGCCGCGTTTGTGTGTTAATTTTGTTGCACGCGCCGTGGATGGCGGCGACATGCCCGCCGTCGAGCATGACGGCGTATTCCAGCTTGAGCTTGTCCCGGCAAAAGGCGTTGACCTGCTGCGCGGTCATGCTGCGGCAGTAGACGCCGTAGAGCAGCCCGCCCTTGTAGCCGAGGACTGTGTGGTTGGTCTTGCGCAGCACGTCGGCGTAAGCGCCCGTAAAGCCCTCCGCTGCGGGGTCATAGCGGTCGAGCAGGCCAAGCCCACCGACCGCCCACACGACATCTCCCAGCGCCGCCGCCGAGGAGACGCGGGCAATGCGCACCGCGCCGTCCGTGGTCTTGTAGAGCACGCTCTCGGGGCGAGGATAGTGACAGCTCATGCCGCGCACGACCTTGCCGCCGCGCACAAGAATGCTGCACGGCTGCCCCTGCCAAGAAAAGCTCCCCGAGATCGCGTTCTTCGGCAGCGGACCGCTCATGTTGACGGGCTCGATGTCCCGCGCAAGAAGGCAAGGCTGGCCGTACAGCTCGACGTTCAGGGGGAAGCAGTCCGCGCCGAGCTTGGCGGCAATGTCGCTCAAGGTCTGGTTGCCGATCCAGCCGTTGTCCAGCGCCCCGACGGAGCGCTGGATGGCCTTTATCATGCGTACCTCTTCCGAGGTCGAGCCCTTGACGTCTTTCACGTCATCACCTCCCACTCGTCGATCTCCGACTTGATGCGGTCGATAAAACTGTTTCCACCGAGGGCCTTGTAGCCGCGATAGAGATAGAGAAAATCCTCCAGCTCGTACTGCCGGATGGTGCGGTCCTCCCTGTGGCGGTAGTAGGTGTGCAGCATGTCGTGCCGGAGCTGGCATTTGAGCGCGTCGGTAAGCTTGTCCAGCCCGAGCAGCTTGTTGCGGATGGGCTTGATGAGCATCGCCAGCGCGGCCAGAATGACCGTGATTTCCGAGCAGGTCGATGCAACGGTCGATAGGTTCATAGGCATTTTCTCTCTTTCCGGCGGCGCGAAAAAAGCCGCCTTGTCGTGCTTGACAAAGCGGCGGACGCGGTGCTATACTAAGGCCAGTAAGAGCGGCGCACGGGCGAGGTGCTTGTCGCTCCCCCTAATCGATTTAAGGTCGAAAGGAAAGCCGCTGCCTCTCAGGTGGCGGTTATTTCTTTAGGTCGATGCCTAACTTGATCGCCGCAATCACAAGCATAAGTAACGCAATGGTCGCTTCTGTGCTCATGCGGTCACCCCCTTTCGGGGGAACAACCTGTTTCACGCTCTTACCGGCCCGCTCATTCTACCACGCGCGCCGCGCTTTGTCAATTTGCCGCCCTCCGGGGCGGCTTTTTTACTTGTTCAGCTCCGCGAGCTTTGCCGCGATGTCCTCGGGGATGGCGCAGGTCGTCATCTTGACGCAGTAGCCGTCCGCGTCATAAGTGAGTTTGTAGCAGGGGGCGACATATACCTCCGTGCCGGCGCGGGAAAGGTCGCGCGCCATGACGGGCTGCACGATGCTGTTCTTGATGCCCGCGCTCTCGCGCAGGCCCGCGGGGGTATCGGTGACTTCGATGGGCTTGCCGTCGGATGCGATTCTCTTATAAGTAGCCATTGTGTTTCTCCTTTTCATTTTGTTTATTATGTCCCTCGCCATGTGATGAGGGTATCATACAATTTTGCAGCTCTTGTGCAGATAATAAGTCGTGTTGGGTTCTGGCGTGCCGGTAAACGTGCCGCCGGTGCCTGCGAACATATCAGTCAATGCATCACTTCCTACGTCCTCAACATCTTTGGCAAACGGAATCCGATACGGAGTGGGATAATCATCGCTCTGCGTCTCGGATAACATGATCTTTGAACAACCTGTAAACATCTGGTTATAAGCTATTTGAGGAATAACACTTGCGGGCAACTTAGGCAAAGTTACTAAATTTTCGCAGTTGACGAACATATTCAAATAACATGCCTCTGATAAATCGGTAGCAAGAAACGATGGCGCAGACTGCAGTATATTTCTAAAATTCGTTATACTCGAAAAGAAGTCTTGAAAACATCTCTCCCCCATTGTTGGCACTTCCCCTATCGCCACGGTTTCCCAGTCCAAGAGGGTTTCGATATATCCGCTGCAATCGACTAATGCGGCTGCGTCAAATGATAACCACGGGCTGCCTAGCATGGTATTACCCGTGCCAGACAAATAAAGATTATAGGTCTGCGTGGTTGCATCAGGTTTTGCCAAAAGGTAGTCATTATTTAACTGTCTCCAATGAATTCCATCTTGTGACGCTTCCATTTTCCCTGATAAATCTGATATGCCCATAGAAAAGCCGAAGCCGTCCTTTGACGAAAATTTCAAGCAAGGTCTCCGCCATTTTTTCGTGCCGCCTGCTAAAGTCGTATTAAAAATCATTTATTCGCCCTCCACATAAGAAACATTGGGGAAAACCGTTACGTTCGCGGTAATGGTTTTTCCCGGAACGGTGTCACACGCAAAGACCAGGCCGCCGTCAACCGCTCCGACGCACCTGATGTTAGAATCGACCCACACCGAAATGTAACTTGGGTCGGGCGAAACAAAAACCGCTTGAGACGTTGAATTGCCGCTTACCGGCTCGAATGTTACCGTCTGCGTATACAAATCGTTTGACGATGTCCACCCGGAAGCAAGGATGTGGACGAATGTCATGATCGGAACGCACTTAGAAACGGCTTTGTCCAGCTGATAAATGGTCGCCGGTTCATCGTCTACTTCTCCATCTTTCACATGCAGCGCCCCGGTCATCGTACCGCCCGAGAGCTGCAAATATCGCGCGTCTGCCTCTTCCTGTGTCATTCCGCCAGATGCGGCCTCGCCGACGATCTGCTCACCCGCTGCATTGTGGGCGGTGGCCCCAGCCAAAAGCGTCTGGGGCGTGACCGTGTCCTGTGTGAGGTCCATGAGCGTGGTGCCGTCGCTGAGCTGGACTTTGTTGTTGGCCATGCCGCACCTCCTCAGCCGATGGTGACCGTCTTGCCTCCCTGCGGGTTGTCAGCGTAAGCAATGGGGATCGCCGCGACCGTGACGGAGGAGAGACAATTGAATCCCTCGTCTGGCAAAATCTCCTGTGATGCAAACGTGGGCGTCACGCTCTTGGCCTGCGGCTTCATTCCCTCGCTGCCGGACATCGTGCCGAGCACGCCGAGGACGGTGATGCCCTCACGGATGTTGGTGGGGATCAGCTTTGCCTCTTCGGCTGCGTCGATCTGCGCCTTGCCACTGCCGTCATGATATCCCTGGGGGATGGTGACCGGCTTACCCTTTTCCGTGATGCTGAGCGTCTTGGCCCCGTTGTTCGGCATGGTGCCGGTGACCTTGCTGCCGGTAACATAGGCCGTCTTGCCGGCCAGAATTTCCGCCGCGCCCGCGGTGGCGTCGCCGGTGTCCGCGTCAAATTCGCAGGAGCCGGTGATGGGCGCGCCGTCCTTGCCGTGCGCGGTAAAGCCCTTGAGGAGCTTGTCCGCGACCACGGTGTCCTGGGTGAGGTCCATGAGGACTTCGCCGCTCGAGAGTACGATTTTGCTGTTGTACTTTTCAGCCATTGAAAATACCTCCGATAAAAATTGTTTTTCCGCCCGAGGGGTTTTCCACACGGGCAACTGCAATGGGATTAACGGTCACATTGTCTTTCAGAAGCCTGTCCTTTGTGGCAAGCTCCTGCGTCTCAAAGTCGGGCGTCACGGTATATGGGCCGTCATACGGCTCGCCTCCGCCGCCCCCGCGGATGGTGACGTCAAACGCTACCGAAAGCGCCGTTTTCTGCGTCAACTCGAACGTGACCATCAGATCACCTTCCTACTCAGCGCACGCTTGACGTCAAGGCGCTGCATTTCCGAGCCGATCACGTCGCCGCTCGGGAACTTCACGCGCACCTGCATGGGGCAGACGGTCGGAAGACCAAATGTCTCCGTCTGCGTGAGGGGAAAGTGAAATTTGCCGTCGGAAAACGTGACATCGCCCGGATAGGTCTTGACGAGGTTCAGCAGCGCGATCTCGACCAGAGAGACGGCCGGGGGGCTGAGCGTCTGGCCCTCGTTGGTGATCTCCACGTCGATGGAGTAAGCGTCGCCCTGTACCATTACGTCGTCACCTCCGTTGCGCTGACGGCGCCGGTGTCATCCACCGTCAGCTTGAATTTTTTCGTGCTGCCCGCCGTCGAGGAGGGGATGATGATCTCGCCCTCGTCCACGCGCTGCAATAGCTCGTCGGTCTTCTCGCCGGTGTAGAGCATGGTGTAATAATCGTTCGGCATAAAAACCTCCTTAAACGATCATTCTCCGCCCGAGGGAATCGAGCAGGCCAAGGTTGTTGCTGGTCACGAGCGGGCCGGACTGAAGCTCTTTCTTTTTGCGGTAGTAGATGATGATGCAGCCGTCGCCGCCTTGCCCGCCGTCCGAGCCCTTGCCGCGGCCCGTTGCCGCACCTGCATAGACTTCCAGATCGCCCATTTGATAAGATGCATCGTCTCGCATGGTGCAGCTCGCCATACACGGCAAACCGGTTTGCCCGTTGCCGCCGCCGCCGTTTCCGGCCCCGCCGCCGTTTCCATAGACCGATGGCTTTTCCGGCGGCTGCGCGGTCGCGCCGGTTCCCTGTGCGCCGCCCCGCATGGTCAGTTTTTTGTTGTTGTACTGACTTGTCATTGTAGGCGTAATGCCATTTCCGCCGTTATGCCCGTTTGCTTTATAAGCCGGACCGCCGCCGAGACCGCCGGAGGAGGTTGCGTCAAAGCTTCCGGATACGGCAGAATTGCCTGTTTCAAAATCCACCGCCGTGCCCTGCCCGCCATGCGTGTATGACTGGCCATTTACGACAATGTCGGGCGGGTAGATCAGATTCCCGTCGGCATCGTAGCCCACGCCGTTTCCGCCGGGGACACCTGCAATGCCAGACACCGCGTAGACCTCTCCGGTCATGGGGTCGGTGTAACCGCTCGGGTTACTTGAGCCGCTGTCGCTCGACGATCCGCCCATTGTGGTCGCTCCGCCAAGGTTCCCCTCTTCATCGCTGTTTTCGGCATACGGAGCACCCGCGCCGCCCGCGCCGCAAGAATAGGAGACCTTTGATCCAGGTACGGCGTTCTGCACGGTTTCCACGAGTACCTTGCCGCCCTCGCCGGGCGTGCCTGCCTCGCCGCCCGCTGCGGGAGGCAGGTCTTTTGCCAGAAAACCCTTATAGTTGACCGTCCATGTATGGCTCCCGTCTTCTCTCGTTTCGGTCTGTGTAGAAACCTTTGATGTGGGGAGTGCGCCCGCTTTTCCGCACTTGCCGCCCTGCCCTCCGCCGACGAGGACGCGGGTGTAGCTCGTCACGCCCTCCGGAACCGTCCACTCGCCTGCGCCTGTGAGGATGACGCGCTCGTCAAAATACTCCGATGATTCCGGCTGCGGGGGCAAAAAGCCGACGAGCGCCGCCATTTCGCTCTTGAGTGTGCCGCTCATGGTCGTGTCAAGGCTTACGATGCACGCAGAGACCATCTTCTTATCGTATGGGTGATAGACGCTGACCACATGTCCGGGCTTCTCCTGCCCGCTTACAATGCCGTTGATGATGGTCTCTCGGCACTTATAATAGTCTGCCAGCCTTTTGGCGACAGCGGAGGAATTGACAAGGGAGACGAGCGTGGCGTCCGTAACGGACTTGACGTTTTCCGCCGCGTTCTCTGTGACGGTTTGCGTCACAAGGCGCGTGTTGTGGATGTACGTCTTGCCCTTGAGCGAGCCGGAGCCAGAGGAGATTTTGGCGTAGTTCGCGCCGCTATCCAAAATGGTGAAGCCTGTCGCTGTAAGTGAGTGCATCGGCTCGGAGAAGGTGATGATGTCGCCCTGCTGAGATGTGCCGGAAAACAGCTCCTTTTCGTCGGTTCCCGCGATGTACTGATGCTCCGTGACGGTAACGGCGGAGATGGGGGAATCATACTTGACTGTGCCGCCGGAATACGAGCGGTCGGCCGATATTGTAGATGCTCCGCCGTCCCACAACGGTTCGATTCGGAGTACCCCGTTCAGGTCTGTGCGGAGATACGCGCCGATGGAAAACAGAACTTGCACAAGATTGTCTCGCGCCGACCGGTCTTTTCCGTTTGCGTAAGGGAGCCAACCGTATAGTTTGGTCTCCGCGTACACGGTCTTGACAAGGATCGGGATGCTGCCGCAAATCTCCTTTGCCACCTCGGCGACCGTCTGGCCCGTGTAGATGCCGCCGGAGTGTATCATTCCGGTAAGAGCGCCCATTGGCGAACGCCCGATAAGCGAATATGTATTTGGGCCGATGCGGGAAACGCCGCGCTTGACAAATCGCGCCTTGATTGCATTGTTCCGGTAGATAACAATCGGCGTGTTGTCCGGCAACGCCGCAAGCTGCTCGCCTACCGTCTTTGTGTAGACCTCTGCGCTGACCGTATCGAACGAAAGATTGCTCTCGTCTAACGCGACCTCTTGGAAAGCAGAGCAGTAATCCAAGCGCATATCGTCTTTCGATGCGTCTCGGTCGAATTGGTAAGAGCCGATCAAGATATAGTCCATAGGCCCCCCTTACGGTGTGATCTGAGGCGCGATTGGGATGAAATGGATTTCGATCTCGCCCCAATAGTTCACGCCGTTCTCGACCTTTTCAATGTCGTGCGAAGCGCTCGTATAATACGCCCGATAGGAAATTGTTGTGTTCCCATCCGCCGCTTCAAGTAGCACGGAGTCATCCACCGAATGAGCCTTCAGGTAGCTCCAAAATGCGTCATAGCTCTGGTAATCATCGCCTCGGCGAAACACCGTGATCTTGTGCCCGATGTACGTTCCGAGCACATCGCGAATCATTCGCCCGGTGTCTTTAGAACGCCCGGCATTCTCTCCGTCCAGAACATTGAAGTTCTCGTTGTATTTGGATATTGCTACGTTGACATCAAACGATGTCCCATTGAGCTTAATGTAGTTCATGCTCACCGCCTTTAGGTCACTTGGATGCCGACGCGCTGCGTCTGATCCTTGTTGAGCTTGAAGATGATGCGGCCCAATTCCTGTTCGCCGATCTTAAGGATCGCCGTCTGGTTGCCGCCGCCATACTGCGCCATGCCGCGGGCCACCGCCGCCTCGATAGCAGCCGCGGGAGCCTCGATGTTGTTGCCCTGCTTTTGGTCGCCGAGGACCGCAAGAAATTCCCTGTTCGGGGGAATGACCTCGCCGGTCGCCAAACGGTGGATCGAAGCGGAATTGATGGCCGGCATACTGGTCTTGACTGAGCCGCCGGTAAATGCGCTTTTGATGGTGTCCATCGCGCCGGATGCCCAAGACTTGACGCTTTCAAATGCGGATTTCAAGCCATTCAGCAATCCGTCGATGATGTTTTTGCCCAAGTCCTGCCAATACTCGATCGTAAAGTATTTGGCGACGTTAGCGTTCCACCACTCCTTGATGCCGTCCCACGTCTCACCGAGCTTGTTTTTCAGGTAGTCCCAATTGATTACCGCTACCGACGCGAGGCCAGCCGCGCCCGCAACGATCATGCCCATTCCGAGCGGGATGCCCACGCCGGTAAACACCAGAAGAACGCCTAAGACGAGCAGCGCGCCGCTGATCAGCGAAATGATCGCCGCGATCGGGCCGCCGAGGTATTCGGTGATGGCGTTCCAGTTGACCGCGACCGTAGCGACCAGCCCGACCGATCCGGCGGCGATCAGCCCGATGCCAATCGGAAGCGCAACGCCGGTCAGGGTCAGGATGATGCCGAGCACGAGCAGCGCGCTGCTGACGAGCGCCGTGATTGCGCCGATGGGGCCTTGCAAGGCGGTCTGGATAGTGTCCCAATTTGCCGCTACCGCCGTAGCCAGCCCGATCGCGCCCGCAATCATAAGGCCGAGACCGATCGGAACATTTACGCCGCTAAAAGCCAGCACAGCGCCGAGAACGAGCAGGGATGCTGAGAGCATCGCCGTAACAGCTCCGATAGGGCCTTGAAGCAATGCCTTGATAGTGTCCCAATTCGCCGCAATGACTGCCGCCATTCCCATCGCGCCCACAACCATCAAGCCGAGGCCGAGCGGGATATTTGCACCGGAGAACAACAGGATAGCGCCGATCTCAAGGAGCGCGAAGCTGATGATTGCCGTAACGATGCCGAGCGGGCCTTGTAAAAGCGCTTTGATCGTGTCCCAATTTGCCGCTACCGCCGTCGCCAATCCTATCGCTCCGGCGACCATGAGCGCCAAACCAAGCGGAATATTGGCCCCGGAGAACAGGATGATCGCGCCAATCGCCAGCAGGGCCGCGGACAAGATGCCCGTAACATCTCCGATCGGCCCTTCCAAAGCATTTTGGATCGCGCTCCAGTCGGTGCTGACCGCACCCCAAATGGCAAGCGCACCCATCGCCATCAGCCCAATGCCGAGAGGGACATTCACGCCGGAGAACGCCAGCGCCGCACCGATCGCCAGCAGGGCCGCGCCGGTAAACAGCTCCATGATGGCACTAAGCTGGTCGTTGATGCCGGTTGAAAAGTCTGGGGCTTTATTCTCTTCCTGACTTCCCGACAATTTGTTGATCTCATCGAACGACGCGAGAGATTTGCCTGCTTTTTTCGCGGATTTCCCTGTCTTGTCCAGCGCGTCCGATTCTTCGTAAAGGCTTTCGGCGGCCTTTGCAGATTCCTCGGCAGTCGTTCCAAAGATCATGGAAACAATCTCGGAGATGGCGTTGACCGCGCGCGTGATGACGTTGACGAGCAAAGTGAACGCCGGAACGACCACGTTGACGATCGGCTGAGCCAGCGTTCGCAGTGCTCCTTTCAGCTTGGCGACCGCCGCCATCGCCTTATCGTTGGTCTGGATCGCGCTCCACATATAGCTCTTTAACGTTCTGAGAGCTTTGGTAATAAGCGAAAAAACAAGCACTCTTTTGGCGAGCGTTTTAACGTGGCTCACAAATTTGTCCATTTGTTTACTGGCTGCCTGTGCCGCTGGAGAAATACCTTTGGCGTTTTCTCTTGCTGCCATAATTTGTTTAGACAAATCTCCGGCTCTATTAGTCATGCGATCAAGGCTTCGCGTGTCTCGCGCAATCGAGGTATCCATGCGCTCTACTTTGTTCTGCACGGAATCCCACTCTTTTTGAAGAGCTTTTACTGTTTGCTCTTGCTCCTTTATTGCGCCAGCCGTGTAAAACTCGTCACCGTTCCGCATTTGGTCGAGCTGGGCTTTGGCTGCATCGAGGTTTGCTGCGATCTGCTTAGACTGCTCAACCAAGGGCATTTGCTCCTGCTTTTTGTCGCTGATTTTTTCATTGAGCGCATCAATCTTTTTTTCAAGCGCAGTCAACTCTTTTTGCGCGTTTTTCGCGTCTAATTCCGTATTAATAACAACGGAACCATCTGCATTCGCCACCAAATCACCACACTTTCTACTTGCGTTTTATTTTTTATGTGCTATTCTGATAAAAGGAGGGATTAAAATGATTGCTATTTTAGGCTTGTTAAGTATCGCAGGATTTGTTGTCTCATTGCTCACTTTGGTTATCCTTGCAATCAGGAAAAAGAGGAAGGGGATCGCTTTAATATCCCTTGCTACATTCTTTGTTCTTTTTGTTGTATGCGTATCTCTTCCAACATCAGATGGCTCAGAAGCGTCAAATGCAAATAGTGTTTCATCCCCGGCGCCCAATCCTTTTAGTGACGAAACCCAGGATTTAAAAGAGGAAGCGGATGCAATTACATTTAGTGGCGAAAATTACACTGCCGAATATTTAAAATGCTGGGAAGCAAGCGGATTGACTGGCTGTTTTTACATTGATGTAAAAATCAGAAACATCGGGGACGAGGAATGCACCTATTTGCTCGATGATGTTTATGTGGATAACACGCATTGCCAAAGTGGTTCCGGATTGCCAATTACAGCACTTCCGGGAAAAAACGTAAAATCTTCTTTTGTTGTTTTTTGTGAAACGCCATTAAACGAAATATCAAAGGTCGAGTTTAAATTAAACGTTATGAACTCCGAAACCCTTAATATACTTGAAACAAGTATCATGATTTCCGTTACGCCAAATGCTTAATCTTCACTGCCCTTCAAAGCAGGCGATTTTTCATATCCACTTGCTGATAACGTCCTCATCCTGCGCCGTGTACTGCCGCTTAAAGTCGACCATCTGCTTATTCTGCTTGTAAAATTCCTGCTCACCCTTGTCGAGCTTCTTCCCTTTTGCCCTTTTGCTGCGGATAGCAACGACCTGCGCAAAGGTGCAGTCCCCGATCTCCTGATACGCCGCGATCCACGTCCACCAGTGCAGATAGTCCACAGACCGCACCTCTTTGCCGAGCACACGATTGATTGGAGCCACGAGCAGCGGGAAATCCTGCTGCCAGTCCATCAGCTTCGGCCCGCGCTTTTCGTCTCGCGGGCCATCGCCGCAATTGATGAACAGAGCGCATTGCTTTATCGCTTCTTCGTAATCGTCCGGCGGCATCGTCTCAAAGTCCGGGTAGAAAATGTCGAGCATCGTTTCGGCCTTTTCCTGCTCGCTCAACTCCGCATCGGAGAGCGCTTCAATGATGGTCAGGATGTCCCGAAAATCCGTTCGGATCGGGTATTCCGTGCCGTTTACCTCCGCGGTAGTCGGAAGGTCGTATCTCACTTGTGATACTTCTTCGTGTACTTGCTGATACGCGGATTGGTCGCCTTCTGCTCACGGGAGAATGCGGTATCCACCTCATCCATGATGGCGAGCATCAGGTTGGCCCAAACAGGCAGGCCGTCCGCCAGCGCGTACACGTTCATGCCTCCAAACAGAGCCGAGCAGATGTCGAAGCCAAAGACCTCGCCGATGATGTCGCGCATCTCCTCGTCCATCTTGCGGGCCGTCTCGAACACTTCACGCTTGTTTGCGGTCTTTTCGACCTCCGCCTTGTACGCTTCCTGCTTTTTGTCGAGCGTATCAAAGGCGTTGAACAGTTTCTCCACGAAGGTGCTGTCCGTCGCGTTAAAGGCCAGCTCACAGGCCTTGCCATCCGTCGTTTCAAGCGTCTTTCGGACTACACCGGAATTGATGGAAATAATGTCGCTCATAATGTCCTCCAAATTGGGGCGGGTCTATGCCCGCCCCTTTGTCTTTAGGTATCTGCCGTAAAGGTCACGCCGCTGGCGCTCTTGGTAATCGTGCCAAGCGTCCGGTTGCCGCCGTAAGTGATCTCGCTCGCGATGTTGAGCGTGCCGCCGCCGTCGCCGCCGATGGACGTGACCGCAATTGCGCAGGAATCATAGCGCTCGGCAAACTTCGCGTCGCCGCTCGTGGCGTAGAAGTGCCCGATCATCATGTCTTGATTGGCAAGCGCCTGCGCGTCGTGATCTTTGACCGCAAGATTCCACATCTTGACCGCCGCCGCGTCGCCCGCATCCAAAGGAATCGGGTCAAACGTCTGCGTGATAACGGGCTTTTTCATGGTGGTAAAGGTGTTACCGAGAATGTCCTGCTTGCTCTCCTGCCCCCAGTCCATTTCCTCAGTGGAATCTTCCACGCGCTTACCGATGGCGCTCCAAACGGGAGCCGATGACGTGCCGGTATTCAGATACGCAATCAAAAGCTCGCGGTCAATGGTCTGGCCTTCGGTGGTCGCAAAAACTAAATCTGCCATTATACATTCACCTCGTATGTTAGTTTGAGAGGAACCATATAGTCCTCGTATTTGTCGCTGGTTGCACCGAGATACGACGCAAAAGCCGCCGTCTCTACGCGGAGGGCGCGTCTCCCCTCACCAATGTCCGGGCACTGTGTGTTAGCCCAGTCCGCAAATTTGTTCAAAGCCTCGACTGCCTTTAAGCGCGTGTCATCGCTTGTTCCCGGAGGCGCGATCTGGTAATGGATTTCAAACGAATACTCCGCCTGATACCCGCCGCAAATGTATTTCTTGGTGATAACAGCGCCTTGCACGGACGAAAGCGCCATGCCTACCGTTTTCGCTGCAAAATACTCATACTTGATCAGCTCCACGTTATCGGGGATATTGGGGCATTTGTTCGCCCAAATCAATACAAGGCGGTCGAGATCGGATTTTTCAACGCTTGACGCAAGCGTTACGGTCTTTTCTTTAGAGATCATTCTTTACCGCCTTTTCTGCTACACGTAGCCACTTTGAGAGGTTTTGAGCTTTCGACGCTTCAAACCAGTGCGAAGATGTATTTGGATGCCAAAACTTCAGGTCTTTCTCAGGCACCGCCGGAACTTTTGTTACGCCTTTTCTCGCATAGGAACTTCCCGTCAGCGGATCAACGTACAGTTTGCCGTAATAGAGATACCGAGCGTATGGGCCGGGGTAGATGATCTCGTTCCCGGATACCCGCGTCCGCGTCCTCAACGATCCTGTGCGCATCGGGACAAATGGCGCGGTATCTTTTGCCACCTGTACCGCAAGCGTGTGTTTTGCGCGACTGCAAGCGCTTGCAACGGATTCTTTGACTGCATCCATGCCAGAGACGTCGATGGTAAATTTCAGCGCCATCTCATACGCCTCCGCATTCCCAATGCTGCATATCTTCGCTGCCAAAGTCCATTGCGTCTACCTTTGTCAGATTCCAGCAGTTATCCTGTGAAAGCGCCACATCTTCCTTGTCGGTGACAAACTCGCCCTTGATGAAAAACGTAACCCCACCGTTGCCGCTGACCGAAAGCGTCCACAGTCCGGCCTTATCTGTGGAACGGTAAAACTCCTGCGGCCCGACGTATTTCTTTGGCTTACCCATCGCCCCGTCTATCGCTTCTACGGAAAACGGGATATACAGGTTGACCGCATCCGCGCCCTCTAACCCGGTCTTGCGCACATTTGCGCCCTTTGACGCTTCACACAGCACGCCGCGTAAAATCGTGACGTAGAGTTTGGTAACGTCTTTAAACGTTGCCGGGTCGGTTTCCTTGACGGAGTTGTAGATCGTTACAGTATGGGGAGTGTACATGATCCGCACCCCCTTCCTCGGTACAGCAAGCCAGTGTGGGCGAGATACTCCATGCAGGTCTCTGCGAGCAGCTTTCTTGCCC